AGGGAGAAGAGAATGAGTGATAGTATTAACGGACTTACCGTCTTATTTAAAAAAGATATTCGGGAAGAGCAAGCGGAAAGGCTTAAACAGGCCATAGAATTATTTCCTGATGTTTTAGAGGTTATTCCCAATGTTTTAAACGGAAGTGATTATATTAGCTCTAGGGCAGAAGCATCAAGGATAAAATATAAGCTATTCCAGGAAATACTTGAGATATTTAAAAAGGATTAGGTGAATCCCATGACTGACGAAACCAAGCAGCGGGCATTGCTGACAACGGCAATCGTTAGCGCGATAGCAGCGATTATTTTATTGAGGTGGTGAGGGAATGGCGGACAAGTTGACTCCAAAGCAGGAAATGTTTATAAAAGAATATCTGATTGATTTGAACGCCACTCAGGCCGCTATTAGGGCTGGATATAAAGAAAACACAGCTGCAGCCATTGGAGCAGAAAACCTTATAAAACCTAAAATCAAGGCCGAAGTTGATAAAGCCATGTTAAAAAGGTCAGATCGTACCGAGATAAAAGCCGATGATGTGCTTCGATATTGGCATGATATAGCCACGGCAGACCCCAACGAGATTATACACTTAAGGCGCGTTTGTTGCCGTCATTGCTACGGAAAAGACCATCAATACCAGTGGCGGGACGAGGAAGAGTGGATGCAAGCGGTTGAAATGGCCAAGAAAAACGCCAAAGAAGGGGAGCCGCCCCATATTCCTTCTGATGCTGGCGGGTATGGATTTAATCCGTTATTGCGACCCCATGCTCAATGTCCTTATTGCTGGGGCGAAGGACATATGGAAATTCATGCCGAGGACACCCGCTGCTTAAGCCCAAAAGCCAAGTTGTTGTATGCCGGAGTAAAGCAGACGGCAGCAGGGATCGAGATTAAGATGCGCGACCAGGATAAAGCCATGGAGAATGTTGCGCGTCACCTGGGAATGTTTGTGGAGAAAAAAGAAGTAACCGGGCTTAACGGAGGACCGATCATATTAAAACTTCCACCAGTGTTAGAGGGTGATTAAAATAAACGAATTGAGGGAGGCACAGGAGTTTGTTATACCGGACATAGAAAAAAGAATACCGCCCATTTACTACCCGGCTTTCCGATACAAGGGCCGGTTTTTAATTTTATACGGCGGTTCTGGTTCGGGGAAAAGCTACTTTGCGGCCGATAAACTGATAATCCGCACCTTAAAAGAAGATAACCACAATATATTATGCGTACGCGATACCGGCAAGTCTGTTACTAAGAGCCAATTTCCGTTATTGGAAGGAGAAGTTAAGCGCTATGGATTATATGACTATTACAAAATAAATCGATCCATGGGAAACGAACTCATAACCAATAGGCTTAACGGGAACAAATTAATATTTAGCGGCCTAGACGACGTCGAAAAGTTAAAATCGATCTATGACATTACTTCAATATGGATTGAAGAAGCTAACGAGGTAAGTCCTGAGGATTTCCGAGAACTCAACCGAAGGTTAAGAGGCTATGCCGGAATGAATCAATGCGGATACGCCAAATACATGCAGATTATTCTAACCTTCAACCCAGTTTCAGAATTGAGCTGGCTCAAAAAGAGGTTCTTCGATGAACAATAAAGCATTAATCCTATATGGAACCAAACAAGCCAACGCATTTGAGGGTCGAGTAAGCGATTATGAAACCCTCATTATTCATTCCACCTACCATGACAACCCTTTTATTGATACTGCATACGCCAAGGAAATGGAGGACCTAAAGAAGTATGACGAGGACGAATATAATATATACGCATTGGGCCTTTGGGGAATACCTGGGGGCACTTTCTTTGACAAGAAGAATGTAGCGCGTCGCATACTTGAGGAACGCGACAAGAAGCCGCTTAAACAGGGCTATTTTGAGTTTGATTATGTCAACGAGAAGATAGTCAACGATACCATCCGATGGGTAGACGACGATCAGGGCTATATCAAAATATATGAGGAACCGCAGCAAGGCTACCCATATGTAGGCGGCGGTGATACCGCAGGGGATGGATCTGATTGGAACACCGGAGCCTTTACCAACAATATAACCGAGGAGGACGTTGCTTTCCTGCGCGTCAACTTCGACGAGGATTTATATGCAAGGCAAATGTATTGTTTGGGCCATTATTACAACTGGGCATTATTGGGGCCAGAAACAAATTTCAGCACCCACCCCATGAAGGAATTAACGCGACTCGAATATCCTAACCAATATGTCAGGGAGGAAACGCCGGACGCATACACCGGGAAGTTAACTAAGCGCTTTGGATTCAACACCAACAAACTAACGCGACCCGTAGCATTGGGTATGCTGCGTACTATCATGCGGGAGCACCCGGAGAGAGTCAAGAACATAGACACACTTGAAGAAATGGCGACCTTTATCAAGAACGAGAAGGGCAAGCCAGAGGCGGCAGAGGGTTTCCATGATGATTGTGTCATGGCTCGGGCAATCAACTGTTATGTTGCCGGTCAGCAAAGAAAATCAATCCAGGTTAATGACAAGCCCTTCGATTGGAACAAATTGCCCGACGACTTGCGCGAGGACTACCAGAACGCGACAGCGGAGCAGAGGCAATACCTATTAAAGAAATGGAACGGAGGTAATTAAGTGAAACTGTTTATGGTTAGCGGAATTACCATTAGGCACGGCGATCCTCACGCTTTAATGGTTGCCGAAAGTGCCGAGAAAGCAGAGGAGATATTTTTACAAAGAGACGAGGAAGATCATTACATCATGAGCGCATACGCCCATGAAATATCTGAAATAGATGGCTACAAGGTTGTTTTTAAGAAGGGCAAAAAGATTGCCCTAGTTAAGTAGGTGATTGAATGAAATTCCCTAAGATCAAAAACCCCTTCAAGAAACGAGGTGACAAGGTGGCAAAGCAGACCCCCGAGCAGAAACTAAAAGACTTTCAGGATAAGTTGCAATCGGCCCTGCAAAACTGGGAGATTAGCAAGTTTGACAGTCTTGAGTGGAATTATCGCGGCACACACGAAGTCTATCCCAACGTCAACAGCACCGCGGGCAAGGCTGGCAAGGCCGCGAACAATGTTATCAATATCTGCTATGAGTTCATCGAGAGCCAGATTGACCCGAGCATCCCGCAGCCCTCAGTGGTGAGCAAACTAGATGGCTTTGACGAGCAGGCGCAAATGATAGAGGACAGCTTGAAAAATGACCTGCTGGAGTCAGACATAAACGAGATTAACGACGAGAACGAGCGCAACACGCCCGTTTGCGGGCACTCGGTTATATGCGTTGATTGGGACAGCGATTACAAGCACCCGCTGTACAGAGGAAAAGTAGTCCTGCGCGGCATCCATCCAAAGCAACTGGTGCCACAGTCAAACGTCTGGGCGGTACAGACCATGGACAGACTGTTCGTGCTGTCGAGCGTCACCCGGGCTTACTGCAAACAGAGATATGATGTGGAGATCCCCGATGATGGCGAGGAATACCCAGAGGTCAACAGTCTGGATAATACCGGCTACAGCACCGGCAATGAGAAGGACAAAGTTACCGAGGTTGTTTGCTGGTACAGGGACAAGGATGGCGAGGTGGGTCGCTTCGTATGGGCGAACGAAACCACCTTGGAAAATATGCCCAAGTATTACTGGCGGCGATTAGAAGTCTGCAAAGAGTGCGGCGGCGCGAAGGACCTTGACGGGAAATGTATCGAGTGCGGCGGGACTTCGTTTAAGTCCGAGATGAAAAACACAGAGATATTAGCCGAGGACGTGACCTTGCCGCCCAAGGACAAGGACAGTAAACCTGTTGTCATACCCAAGGGGACTGAGATCCCCTATTATATCCCGAAGCGTTACCCGGTCATAGTTAGAAGGAACGTGCCGAAAAACTTTACGTTTGGCGGTCAGTCAGACATTGAGATCATCAAGGACCAAGCCGACGCGATTAAAAAAGTGGTCAGCAATATCGAGGACAAAATTATCATGGGCGGGGCCATCATCAAGGCACTGGACGACCACGCCTTTAACCTGACCACCGAACTATACAAAATTGTTAGAGGCACCCAGTCGCAACTAAACGCCCTTGGAGTATTAAATCTAACCGCAGACATACAGGCAGAAATGGCTTTCGCCCAAGAACAGTATCAATCTGCCAAGAACGTACTTGGCATAACCGACAGTTTCCAGGGCCAGCCTGACAGCACCGCAGAGTCCGGCAGAGCCAAGCAGATACAGGTACAGCAAGCGGCGGGCAGACTACAGAGCAAGACCAACAATAAGCATACAGCATTTAGAGAAATGTTTGAGTGCATGTTTGAAATGAAGCTGGCCTTTTGCGACGAACCCCGGCCCTATGTGCGGCAGAAGGAGGACGGCACCAAAGAGTACGGCATGTTCGACAAACACGCTTTTCTTGTGCAGGATGCTTCGGGCGAGTGGTATTACAACACAGACTTCCTCTTTGATGCAGATGCAGGCGCAGGGCTACCGAAAGACAAGATGTTCCTGCTTGACAAGGCCGAGAAGTTCTTGGGCGTACACGCCTTTGATACCAACCCTGCCAATGTGCGGTTCTGGACCATCTTAGATCAGATTCACTTCCCCGGTGCTGGCGACATAAAGAGCCAGATGCAGGCCGAGATTGAGGAAGCGCAGGCACAGCAAGAGCAGCAAGCGGCACAGGCCAAGGCACAGCAACAGCAAGCGCAGCAGCCACAGCAAGGACAGGGACAACAGGGCGGACAGATTTCACCAGAGATGCAGCAGGTATTCCAAGTCCTGCCGCCTGACATACAACAGCAAGTATTGCAGATGCCGCCTGACAAACAGGTGGCTTTTTTATCGCAACCGCCGGAACAGATAGCGGCGCAGGTTAAACAGGCGCAGGGGCAAGGGCAACCGATGCAGGGAGGTATGTAGATGATATACGAAAGCCAAGGGCAGGCGCAAGAAGCCTGCAAGGAGTGGCAGGAAAGATTAAAGCTACAGCATTGGTTTGTAAAGGTCAAGATATGCCGCCGAGACGACATGGGGATGGATGAAACGTGCGGCACTTGCAGATGGGTGCTTAGCCGAGCAGAGGCATTATTGAAACTATTAGACCCGATAGACTATCCGGAGGATGCCATAGTAGGGCAAGACCATGAAATAACGCTGGTACATGAATTATTGCATATTCACTTTGCACCCTTTACTGACAAATTGGACGCTGACAGCTTGGAACATATAGCCATGGAAAGAGCAACGGAACAAATAGCGAGGACATTGGTGGAGTTAAAAAGAAATGAATGAACCAATCTTTACTAAAAGAGAATCGCGCAAATACGATTATAAACCGATGACGTGGGCAATGTTTATAAGCCTTAGGCAATGGGCTGAAAACGTGGCCAATGAAATGGGCCACCCTGTTTATCTTGTTGGTTCAGTTCTTAGCAAAGAGATACCGCGAGACATTGATGTGTCGGTGATTATGCCTCTAGTCGATTATGAAAAAGTCTATGGAAAGTTGCCTAAAAAGCAAGAGGAATATCCGAAATATCTTCAAGGCGTACACGACAAAACGCTTCACATAGCCAAATATTATTTTGATGGATTAGATGCGTTGGGGTGCGAAGTTGAATTTGATTTCAAAATATGCGCCGATACTTGGTTTGGGGGTAAGCCCAAATTACTATTGGCGGCCCCAAGAGGTAAATAATAGGTCGTTTTGGTTGGAACGCCGACCATGCGGGTGGTTACGCAAGGCGGGCACTCAGGGAATGTATATGCCAATATGCAGGGGCGGGAGCATGGCATAATGACAGGATTTGTCGGATAATTACCGACCCCCTCAAATTAAGGAGGGAAAAAATGAAGCAGATAATAACGGTGGGGCAATTACAAGAATTAAGCAAGGAGCAGAAGAACAGATTGAGGGAATGGTGGAAACCTAAAACGGGAGACCATATTGACGTTGACGGATATGGAGAAGCTATGATAGTGCACCTTTTTGACGAAATGAGCGCATGGTATAGCGCGGATAATGCAATGAATCCTAAAAGGACGCACATTGACACTCTCAAGCTACGCTCCACGCCGCTGTTATCAATCGGGCAGTGCATAGAGCTACTAAAAGACATTAATGAAATTGACATTACAACTAGAAAAATGGGAACAATAGATTTCTATTTTAAGCGTCCGATGATGGAATTGGCAGGCAAACCCGAACTCATAGACGCACTTTGGGAAGCCATAAAACAGGTAACGTAGTCGATCCCCGCGCCTTATGGCGCTTTTTTTCTTGCCCGTTTTGGGCTGAATACCTTGCATCGGATGCCGGAGTCGTGCCCGGTGATTACCTGACCCAACAACAAAGAAAGCGAGGTGAAGCACATGGCAGACAACAAAGGCAACGCAGGGTATCAGAAACCCGCCAACAGCGCAGGCAAAGTGACCGCACCCAAACCCCTCGGGCAAACCTGCAACCCCAAGAAAAGCACAGGCGGCGACCTGAGAGCCAAAGGCAAATAGTTTAAGGAGGAATCCCTATGAAAACAAGCGTGAAAATGACGGACTTCGCTGAACCGTTTGTATTGGACTTACAGTTATTCGCAGAGGGCGAAGGTGGAGGCGAGGCTACAACCGAAACCGCAGTCGACCCCCTAGAATCCCTCTATAGCATGAAACCCATTGACGGATTTGCAGACGAGAGCGCAGGCGAAAGCGCAACCGATGAGGCTAAACCTGATAACGCCGATCAGGTCGAGGATGCAAAACCGGACGATATACCGCCTGCCAACGATGAAAAAGGCAACGCGAAGTGGGCAGAAATGCGGCGCAGGGCAGAAGAAACCGACAAACTAAAGGCTGAGATTGCAAGGCGTGACGAGGAAATGACCAAGCGCTTTGGGGAGCAAGGCATTAAGACTTTTGACGATCTTGTAGCAGGCTGGGACAAGGCTATAGACCAGCAGAAGCAGCAGCAGTCCCAGCAAGTAAAGCAAGAGGCCGCAACCTTTGACCAGCAGCTAAATAAACTGGTTCAGGACATGCGCGCCCAAGGCTACGACGAAATCCAAATAGGGGCCCGGGTTGATTCTGCCGTGGCCAATTTCAAAATCCGGCAGATAGAACTAAGAGAGCAGCAGCGCGAGGAACGGGCAAAGATGGAGCAGCAACAGCGGGCCGCAGAGCAGGCGCAGAGGGACAAGGAGCAGACACAGCAGGCTAACATCGAGCGCGGTTCTAAACTGCTGTATGAGGATTTTGAGGCCCTTAAAAAAGAATATGGCGACCTGCTGCCTGATGCTACCGGAGAAACTGCAGCTGCGAAAGCGCAGAGCGTCATTAGTCAGCTTGACCCGGAAACATTGGCCCGGTTGCAGCGCGGTTATACCTTGAAAGATGCTTTTGTAGCCTCGCACCATGCGGATATTCTGGCGGGTGCGGAGAAGAAGGGCAAACAGCAAACATTGAACGCTGTCAACGGCAGAAGTCACCTGAAACCGAGCAGCGGAACGTCAGAGGTTGAAACGGCCACCATCCCCGAGGAAACCTTGAAATTTTACAAACAGTTGAATCCAGGCAAGACCCAAAAAGAATACCTGGAGCATTACAAAAGATCAATGAAAGGCTAGGTGAAAAAGAAATGGCGTTTAAACGAGTTGGAAGTCTTAAAACTTCCCAAAGTCCGATTGAATACTTCCTGCTAACCGACAACGAAGCCGCGACCCTGGGTGAAGCCCTGGTGCAAACTTCCGGTAGGCTGACCAAATGCGGGGCAACCGCGACCCCTGAATTTATCGCACTCAAGACGCAGGCGGCAGAGGCTACCGCCGTAACTCCCCTGCCAGTTGAGAGGGTGTCCGAGGATACCGAGTATTCAACGCAGTCAATGGCAACCGTGGCAACTACGTTGGTGGGCAACAAAGTAACCCTGCACACCGATGGACTGCTGGTTACCGGCACGACTTCCAGCGGAGTATTCGAGATTTCCCGCACTGATGGAGCAACTACCACTTCCAATGTCCGGGGATATTTTAGGAGATAGGTAGTCACATAACCAAATAACAACGTCCATGAGCCTTACGGGGCTCTTTTTTATTGCAGTAAAGGAGATGAAAAACAGTGTTATTTTCAAAAGCAAGCGGTCTTAACGACAGCATCTACGGAAAAAGTCAGGATCCAATCAAAATGATGCTTGAACAGTTGGAAGAAGCCTGGCAGAAACAGTCCATAATCCCCGAGGTCTTTTACATGGACAAAACCACCAACTATGCCGAGAAGTACGGGTATGAAACCAGTCTGGGAAATTTTGAGCCTACCGGCGAGGGCGGCAAGTACCCGGAAACCACCTGGCAGGAAGGGTACAGTAAGACAATTGAACCAGACACATGGAAAAATAGTTTTGTTGTTACTCAGGAAATGGTTGAGGATGCCAAGATGGGCAAGGTAAAGAGCAAGGGCAACGCCTTTATGCTGTCTTATAACCGCACCCGTGAACTGTTTGGCGTGGCTTTTCTCAATAATGGTAATGCAACCACCATGAGTTTTGGCGGGAAAACTTTTACTATATCCGCGGCTGACGGGCAAGCCCTGTTCTCAACTGCTCACCCTTCCAAAACTGGCGGGACAGGCAACCAAAGTAACCTGTACAATGCCGTAATGAGTTACGATACCCTTTGCTATGCAGAGGAAAAAGGCCATTATCTGACTGATGATGACGGCAATATACTAACCGTGTCTTATGACACCATCCTTATTCCCGACAAGGCCACCACCAAGAAACTGGTGTTTGATGCTATCGGCTGCGATGGACAACCGGGAACTGCTGACAACAGTTACAACTTCCAGTTTGGGCGTTGGAATGTGGTAATAAGCCCTTACTTGACCAACTGGACGGGCACAAGCGGCGGCGACATGGTTTACCTGCTGGACAGCAAGTACAACGATGCCTACGAGTGTATGCCGTGGCTGGACAGGATTCCCCTGTCTGTCAAGTCCTATGTGGACGAGAACACCGACAACAACGTATTTAAGGGCCGCGCCCGTTATGGCGCAGCTCCTAACAACTGGCGGCATATCATGGCGATTGCGCCGGGACTGTCTGGCGGCTCTACGTTTTAGTTAATGTTTGGGGCGGGTTAATCCCGCCCTGCCTACTTTATGGAGGTGAACATATTGGGATACACGCATTTTAGCGGCATTGATGCCGCGCTGCTTAAAATAGCCGGGGTACAAGTAACTCCAGCAGCCGCCGAGCTTAACCGTGGCGCTCTCAAAAAAGCAACCGGGGCACTGGCGGCAGTAGACACAGCGGGGGGCCTGTTCTCTTGGGCCAATCCTGAAACCAGTACAATCCTGGTCGAGCATGTGGCAATTGTGACCACCCATGTAGCAACTTCGGCATGTACCGCTGACATTGGTACAACTGCCGCAAGCGCAACGACCCTGAGCGATAACCTGATTGATGGCAAGGACGTAAACGCTGCAACCGGCACTTTTACAAACCTTGAATCTGCCGGAACCAACGGCAAGGCCGGACAAAGGCTTGCGTCCGGCAAATGGGTTACAGGCTCGGTAGCATCCGGGGCCAGCGCTGGGATTGTCGGCACTTACGAGGTTTATTACAGAATACTGTAGGAACGAGGGGCTTTAATTAGCCCCTTTTCTACTTGGAGGGAATTTATGTTTGAGATTGACAAAGCCCGGTGCGTAACCATATCCGAGAAACTGCTCTGGAATATCTGGCAAGAACAAAAAATAAGTAATTCGTGTTCAACGCGCGAGAACATGAGTGAACAAAAACCCTATACCTGCAAGACATGCGGGCAGACATTCGAGAACGCCGGGAAGTACCTGGCAGACCAGAAAAAGCACAAGAAAGAATTAACGAGGTGTTAATGTGTCAAACGTAAAACACGGCATGTATGGGACTAGAATATATATTATATGGTCTGACATGAAACGAAGATGTTTAAATTCAAAAGATCAAAATTACCATTACTATGGTGGCCGAGGGATTACGGCATGTAATGAGTGGTTGGAATTCATCCCTTTTTATAAGTGGGCACTTTCCAACAACTATAGAGATGATTTAACAATTGACCGTTTAAACAATGACGGAAATTATGAACCAACTAATTGCCGATGGATAACGCAAAAACAGCAAAATAACAATAAACGGACAAATATACTTTTAACGATTGATGGCATCGAGGCAAGTTTGGCTACCCATTGTGAAAGACTAGGTTTGAGGTATCGGACAATAAAAAACAGAATAAGCACCCTAGAATGGGATGTTGACAAAGCTTTTAAAATGCCTATTAAAAAACGTACTGTTAAAAATTATTCACAAAAACTATTGAAAGAAGGGATATAAATGGGATGGGATAAAACACACCCCCTGCCTGTTGCAAGCGGCTGTAAAGTGGTTGATTGCATAATAGCCAGGGACGGTACGGCATCAACCGAGGCCGATATAAGCGGATATAAATACCTTTCGTTTCTCATGCCTGACGGGTGGGACGCGGCAACGCTGACAATCAAAGGCTCTGCCGTCGCTGGCGGCACAAAACAGACCATTAAAAACGATGTAGGGCAGACGTTCCCGGCCATGACCGTGGCAGTAGATACAATTTATAGCATTGATGCTTACGCCTCTATGCTGGCCGGGGTGCAGTTTATATCTTTTGTGGCAAGTGCGGCACAGACTACGGCGGCCCGGACAATCAAGCTAATGTGTAAAGCGTAGGTGATGGCCTATGCTGACGAAAAAGAATCTCCTAAAAGCCCTGCTGAAAACGCCAGGGCTTGAATATTTGCTGCCACTCGACGAACAGTCCGGCAATACTGCCAACGATATAAGCGGGGCGGGACTCAACGGGACATATAGCAATGTTACGCTATTTCAGCCCGGCCCTAATCCGCTTGTCCCCGTGATGGCTAGTTTTAACGGTTCTAGTTCTATTATAACGGTTCCGGTTGGGGCTAGCTGCAAGGGCAAGGGCGTGTTTACAAGAGTTGGCGTGATTGAGGTAGTTGGAGCCGGCTTGCAGAACGCGTCCTATGAATCATGCGGCGATGATGCAACGGTTAGCAGGTTTACCACTTTGTTGAGCAGCAAGAAATGTATTGTTTATGTGCGAACCGGCTTGTCAAGTCAAACGGCATCGATCTTTACATCAACCAACGCGCTTGCTGACGGTATATATCTGGTGCATGTAGAAGTGGACATACCCAATAAGACCATCAAGGTTTTTGGCAACGGCACAGAGATACCGGGGGCCGCCGTAATAAATTGGGGGACTGATACCGCAATAGCCAACACCAACCCATTATTATCGTTGCTCGGTGCTGGAAGCGCAACGAGATATTATGCTGGCAAATTTGCTCATTCTGCCAGATATGGACGGTTGTTGTCGGCAGAAGAGAAGATTTATCATGCCCGAGCAGGGGGATTTATCTAACTTGAAAGGGGGAATAGCCCCATGACAGTATTATACGGAGCGACCAAGACCCAGGTATATAAACTGTTGGACGAGGTATCAAGTAGCACCGGGGCGGTAGAGAGTAGCCCGGACGTACTTACCAAGATACTTGAATACTGCAACGACGCAATTACTGACCTGTCCAGCACTTTTGCGAAGATTCCGGCAGTAATGCCCATACCTCACAATCCCGTGAATAATGCCCTGAGCTATGACACCAGCGCAACCAAGAATCATTTACCCGGGGTGGACGATTATCCGGTAACGCAGACCGGGGCATTGTCATACTTTGTTGAGGTTAGCGGGCACTACAATATTGTAATCGAGGAAAGCATTGCCGGGGTATGGACTACGCTTGTAACCCTGACCCCAACTGTTGGCAGCGAACCGACAACCTTTACCGAGTTAAAGGGCTTGCTGACCCCATCAAGCGCACTCAACAGCGTAAGGATGCGGTTAACGGGCAACTATATTTACCCATACCGCAACTATGTTTTATATCCGTACTCTTTCCCGAGCGCGGCACTGGTACAGCAATGCAGGCCGCATTTCCTGTATGCGCTACCGGCTGACTTCCTAAAATTAAAGGACGTAATGATTCGTAGGGACGTGCGGCAGTGGATACCGTACACCAACTACCTGCTGACCAACGATAAACAGATAGGCATTAACCGCTACGATACAGGTGAGTTTATGCTCAACTATTACCGTAAGCCTACCCTGCTGGTTTATACGGGAGTAGACCTGACGGACGACGCGCAGGCCATAGACCTGACGGACGATGCCGCAAGACTCATTCCCTACTATGCAGCAGGGCAGATTCTAGGGACTTCCTCAGACCCCACAGAGGTTCCGAAGGGCACCAAGTTGTTGAATCAATACGAGATCAAAAAAGGCAATATTGTTGCAACTGATATAAGTTATTCGGGGCAAATCGTCAATGTTTACAACTGGTAAGGGGGGTGGAATAGTTGGCATTTAAACCAAACCTATTAAAAGAGGAACCAAGCCCCAGCGTTCCCGACCCCCTGTATGTCCCCCACATCAATGGGGGCATTTGTTTGTCTAGGGCTAAATCCGAGATACTCGACAATCAAAGCCCGGATATGTGCGATATCATGTTATCCGAGACCGGCGACCCCCGCAAGCGATATGGGCAGGCATACGCCTATGCAACCAGCCTTGGAGATGGGGGCATAAGGGCAGACTTCACCTACCGCAAGACAGACGGGACTACAGAGCGCCTACTCGTGCATGGTACGGTGCTATACAAGCAGACCGGGACAACCGCCCCGGCATCACTGGCAACCGGACTAGCGGCTGTAGACGGGACGTTCTTTCAGTGGGGATCAGTTGCATACTACCGCAACGGCACAGACTTTAAGTCATACAACGGCACGACCTGCGCTGATGTAACGCCCTATGTGCCTGTATGGCAGAATGGCAGAGCACCGGACGGAACAGCCTTTGCAACCTTTGAGGACTTGAATATCTTATCAGATTCGTTCGAGATTGATTTCAACGGCGACAATTCAGCCACAGAGTACATTTTACCCATAGCAGTAACCAGTGTAAGCATAACCGGCCTTGGCTCGTACACATTCCCTACAGGCGGAGATTATACCAAGATTACCTTTGCATCTACACCGGCATCAGGGGTTAATAATGTACCTGTTATCTGCACCAAGACCGGTCTAAACGATGAATCGCAGATACTTAAATGTACGATATTTGAGCACTACGGCGGCAACAACGATACCCGCATGTTTGCGACCGGGAACCCTGACCTGCCAGCATGGGTATTCTGGACGGACGTGGACAATATCACCTATTGGCCCATATCCAACTATGAGGTAGTGGGGGCAACAGACGACCCGAATACGGCAATGGCCAAGCAACATGTCCAGCTAATCATTCTCAAGGAACACTCGGTAGCGAGGATGGATTTTTCCATAACAACAACCGGGGCGACACAGTATTATTCTTTCCCGCTCAATGACACCATTGGCTGTGACATGCCCGAAAGCGTGCAGTTAATTGACAATAATATAGTGTTTTCCAACACTTATTCAACTAACCATGTATGGATTGTCACCGACACCACAGAGCGAACAGAGAAAAATATAATGCCCATAGGCGGCAACATTGGCCCGGCATTAACTGCAGAGACCATTGCTGACCTAAAGGCGGCTTCGTCGGTTGACTTTGAGGGCAAGTATATCCTGTGTGTCAAAAATAAGGCCTGGGCATGGGATTACCGCAAGGCACCTTATATTATGACGGGCGATGTGGAGGCGGACCAGTTAAGGCTTGCATGGTTCCCTTGGAGCAATATAAATGCCGCTCACTGGCTATTGGATGGGCGGGATTGCTATTACGTCGACCGGACCATAGGCAGACTCATAAAACTGGTGGACGACAGAAACGACTTCACCACAACGCCGATACTTGACTACTGGTATAGCAAGGCTTGGCACTTCGGCGCACCACGATGCAAAAAGACTATAGCCAAGGTTCATTTCCGAACTGGCATGATAAGCGGCACAACCACGGCTATTCCATCCCGGTTATGGATACAGCATTATGACGACAGGGGGCCAGTAGGCGCGCCTGCGCAGGTTGTTACCTCTGCCTTCGACTGGAATCATTTTAGTTGGGATTTATTTTCGTGGGACGTACATTATTTTCCGGCGGAACATAAGTTGAGGCCAAAAATAAAAAAGCAGGTTTATTATCAATTCAAGGCAAGCAATGGACAACTCAATGAGGACTTTAACCTCGTTGATTTAGAGATTACTTATTATTTGACAAAGGAGGCGGGATAATTGGCCATAACAGATTTTGCTTTTGTTCCCGCAACGGGATTTAAAGACACCACTACGTTTCCAAACCCTGCGGTTGGCGGAGCAAGAACCCAAATGCAAACGCTTTTAGACCAGATAAAGGACTATTTGAACGGCACTTTTCAAACTGATTTAGCGGCAGAGTTGGAGGCGATTGTACTCGGGCAGATTCCCGATGGTTTATTGACTGATGCCAAATTATCGGATGCGGCAGGGCAGATTAAGACGGTTGTTAGTGTGCATTTGGCGGACACTGCGAAACATACAACTAAAACTTATATTGATGATGCCGATTTACTTAACGCCATAAATAACGCCAAAACCAATTTCAAGCTAGATAGTCATACCGAAAAAGAAAAGAACGCTTTAGGCCAAATGGTAATTGATGCGCTGAATGATTCGACGGGCATCAATGCCGGGGCCAGTAGTGGGTATATTTATGATAGCGTAAATAAATTGCTTAAAGTATCTCCAACTTCGGCAATATCTCAAACAAGCGGCTCAACGCAAAAATCCTGTTCATCTGCGGACTGGGTTGCCCAACAGATTACAGCCACTGCGGAAATGGATGGGAAAAGTATGTTGCGGATAACCTTGAAGGGATATTCTAAAACGGGTAGTGGTTGCGATATGCCGATTTACATTTATGCCGATTCGTCAGACGCTCCGGGAAGTTCTTTAGGATACACCACCATATTGGCCGCAAACTGGAACGCAACCGATATAAACGCGGTGGACATATCTTTATCTTCCGCTATATCATCAGGCGCAAAATATTGGATAGTTGCAAGACCTGCCTCTGGAGGCTCAACCGATAGGTATAGCTTGGTTACAAGTGAATCAGATATATATACTTCGGGGTTACTTAAAGAATCTGTTAATTCGGGATCGTCGTGGTCTGAGGTATCAGGTGCGGATTTGTATTTTAAGGTTGAATACTATGCCAGCGCTTCTTCTGCGACCGTCATATGGAACTTCGATGCTGCAACAACTGCACCAACAGAAGCCTATATTGTTTCAGATGTTACGCTGGGATCAGGCGCTCTTGCTTATTACATTAGTCGTGATGGTGGCACCACTTTTACTGCCTGTACGCTCGAAACGCTCGTAGATATATCGGCACAGCCAAGCGGAACAACAATAGTTGTGAAGGTAGCTATAACGGGCAATGCGGTTCTAAATGCACTGGCATGGGGGTGGAAGTAATGGGGAAAGAGTATTTAAGTCCAGTTTTGACAGGGCAGGAAATTACTAATTATAACGCCCGAAAATTTCTTGCAGACACAGATTGGCAGGTCATTAGACACCGTGACCAATTAGCGGCAGGAGAAACCACAAGCTTAAGCGATGCAGAATATCAACAGTTGTTAACAGACAGGCAAGTGGCAAGGGAAAGCGTTAGCGAATAGTTGGCTGATTATGCGCGCTAAATAACCACCAACGCCGAGCGAAAGAATCGCTCTTTTTTTATGCCCAAATTCACGAAAGGAAGTGAAGCAATGGCAACCACATATACCCCATATGATTACAGCAAAATCACAACGCCAACCGCCACAACCACGCAGGCGGCAGGTAATACCGTCAGCTATGGCGATGTTAATAATCAAATCAATAAAGCGGCCAACACTTACAGCACAGCCAATTATCAAGACCCGTCGTGGGTAGGCAACTACACCAACTCTATTATGGACTCGTACAAGCCACAGTTGCAGGCGGCCAATGCGGCTACCCAACAGCAGTACAACAATGACTACAGCAATGCCAAAGACTACCTCGCCAATTACGGCATGAACAAGAGCGGCGCGGCTGTCAATCAGCTTATGGGATTAGACCAAAGCAAGAATCAGCAGATGGCGGCTAACTACAATAATCTTTATTCGCAGGCTGGTACAGCAGCACTATCAGCGGCCAACACAGGCTTAACAGAGCAGAACCAATTAGCGAATCAAGCCAGCACAGCAGCAAGCCAACTGTCGAACCTGCTGAGTACCGAGCAGAGCGGCAACCAGTGGGCCACACAGTTTAACGCAGACCAGACGCAGAACGCCTTTGGCAACAACATGACCTTGGCAAATGCGCAGGCTTCGGAGAACCAGTATGGCCAGACATTCAACGCCGACCAGGCACAAAATGAGTTTAATAATGGCATATCTGCGGCGAACCTGACCGGGACATATAACGGTGACCAGACTTTAGCGGCTCAGAACCAGACTTTTAACCAGGGAATATCGACGGCTAATCTGTTGGGCACCTACAACGGACAGCAAACCCTTGCGGCGCAGAACCAGGCGCAGCAGTACGAGTTACAGCAGGGCGAGTTGTTGGGCAGCTATAACGGACAGGATACGCTGGGGGCGCAGCAATTGGCAAGCAGTAATTCCAATTATGCCCAGGGATTGGCGGCAAGCATATTTAACAATTATTCCAATGGCTCAAAACGCTATACCTTGCCGGACAATATAAGCACCTCGGTTGCAGGAATAGGTACTACTCCTGCAGCGGGTAGCACGACTCCCGTTACGCCAGAAAACCCGGCGCCAACTGGGACTACTCCAGCAACCACGACAGCCACAGGCACCAAAGAAATAACTCCAGACATACAAACGGCGATAGACGAAACCGAAGCCCTTTATCCTGGCGCCGGCGCAGTGGTGGAAAAAATGTATCAAGGCGTTGCTTTCTCAGACTTAACTCAAGCCGAACAGGACACAATGAGGTTTGCCCAAGATAAGTGGGATAGTGACCACGACACAAGGACAGATAGGCACACCGGCGAAACGCAAAATATGCCTTGGAGAGTGGTTCCTAGCATGGCGAGCGTCCAGTGGTAGAAGGGAGGAATACGAATGGCAAATGCTCTTACATGGGAACAAACCTATTCCCTGGCAAAAAGCCAAGGACTTAACGACATTGACGCAGCCAAGTCTGCCAACAAATGGGCACAGCAGGGTGGGGGCAGATTAGATACTGCGTCCGGTTATGCTGATAACAGCGGCAGTATAAACCCGGTTTCGACAAACCAATATACCGCACCTAGGTCTTGGACAAGCGACCAGGCAACCGCGATAACAGGGCAGACTAATCCCGTTAGCAGCAGCAGCGCCCCGCTGTCAATTATCCCGGCATCGAATGTTGCGTCGGCAGCCCCGGCGGGTACTACGCCAAATGTTCAGGCAAGCATAATCCCGGCGACAACGTTACAGGCCCCGACCTATACCCCGTATGTGGCGCAGGAGTTTGACGATACCGTAAGCGACGGGCCGCGCTCTGACCTGGGATGGAAATGGGTGAAAGGCCCTGAGTGGAAACAGTTATGGAATCAGGAGCAGGCGCAGGCAGCCGACGAAAACTACAAGGGTTATACGTCGCAGTACAATCAGTATTTGCAGAACTACAACCAGCAGCAGGACGCATTTAAAAACCAAGCATCGCTTTTGCCATATACCCAAATGACCGCAGCACAGGAGGCAGATTATGGTTTAAGCCAAGCCAGCGCAAAGGTAAAGTCCAATGAACTGGCGTATACACAGGCATACAACAGGTGGAATACCGCTGGATATGTTCTCCCTGGTGACGAAGAAGTATTAGGCGTACCAGCAGGAACGCCGACCAACGATGCCAGTTACCGCGAATCTACCCTTGCGCTGCAAACAGCAAAGAGCAGCGGAAGCGGGGGCGGGGGCGTTACTTCATATCAGCAATACCAAATAAACCGGAACACAAACAAGGACGAGGCCGAGAGTCAGGCCGCTATGGACAAATGGGTAACAAACATGGTTGCGAACGACGGCCGGTTAAATCCTGACTATTCAAATTACGCAACGCTATACGACGCGTGGAAAAACATGTATGTGCAGAACATGTATGGGGGGTAGGATCTATGTCTATTCCAAACTGGGCAAGAACATATATGCAACAAAAAATAGATGAAGGGAACATG